GCTGTAATCCATTCAATAGATGATACATCGTTATCACTAATGGATGCACTAACAGCGTCAGTGTCCACAACACCGCCAGTATGGTCCTCGTAGTAACCTACTCTACTTCCCCATATACCCTGCGGGTCATTAGTTGTACCGGCCCACCATAGACGGTTGCCATAAAACGTAACTGCTTTAGGAAAACCACGGTAGTTACTCCATGAACCTTCTGCATAGTTATAAGTATAAGCACTAGAACCACTCTCTTGATATACAGGAGCCACGACTACACAAGAAACTTCTCTTGTACTTATCCGGCTAGTTACCTTTACGATACCTATATTCTCTTGTGCTTCCGCAGTGAACACACCCTCTACATCTGAGTTACTTGCTGTCCAAGTATAGTAAACATTATTCTCTTCTTCTGTACCACTTGCTAGAGTAGCAGCACTGAAATGCTTCATCTCTTGCCAGCTACCCGGTACGGCTCTACGCCATATCTTAGTTGTAAAGTTAGGGTCATCACCGTTAAGCATATTGGAACAGTCAAACTGCCAATCACCTTTAACTCTGATACCCGCATAAGAATTTGGAGGAAGAGCATGGGTATTATTATATTGAGTATCCTGAACATTATCATGTCTGGTATGAACAAGTTTAAACAACTGTCCTACCTTTGCTGTACCACCTACTGACCAAGGATAACTAAACTCTGAACTGACTCGTGCTGCCCACAATGTACCAGTGTTGCCTACATCATAGTAGTTGCCTGTAGTTCCACCTGAACCATTTACATAGCGTACCTGTACATTCTCTTCTACATTAGCTCTAAGGAAAGGGCCACCGACAAATTCTATTTCTTCCATTTCCCAATTCTTATCTGAATATCTAATAAGCTTTTGTGGCGGGTAATCTTCATGTGCTATGAAGGTGACATCACCTCGGGATACTTTATGTATACTAAATATATCTTCATCCACATAAGGAGATACTATCTCATATGCGTTATCATATGAACCCCACAAGAATCCATCGACCTTAGAATTAGGGTTGGGGTCAACCGGCTGAAATGCTAATGTACTAAATGATTGTGTAGTGTCTGCCCAGTCTTCACCGTGTGTGTTTATCGCATATGCTCTGTAGTAATAAACTGTTGCAAGTTCTAGTCCTGTTAGTGTTATAGCAAACCCTCCGGTTTGTACACCGAGGGATGCTGTATTGTCCCAGTTACCTGCATTAGGTCCACCATCAGATGTACCCCAGAATATAGTTACCGTAGGATTTTCTAATCCAACATCATCAACAGTACCTTTTATTCGTGCTGTGTTTCCCTCTATGAGTATTGCTGGCAGATTACGTACTGTAGGTTTGCCTGTAATATCAGTATCATACGTCAGAGTATTGTCACCCCACGTAGTTCCGATAGAGTTAGTAGCCTTGAATATAAAGAAATAAGTTGTGTCTGCTGTTAGTCCATCCATCCGGATACTAAAAGAGTTGTCTGAATTTAATACTACATTTCGGACTTCATCCCAGTTACCTGCTGTTTCACCTTCATCTGTCAAACCATGATAAACCTGTACAACAACATTATCAGAACCACTGCTAGTTATATTACCTGAGAGGAATGATGTATTCTGGCCTATACTATAAGCAGCATCCTGAGTCAAGGTTGGTGCTGTAACTTCTAGCGTATCAAACGTAGCGGTAGTAGCCCAATCTTCACCTCCACCATTCACAGCATAGCAAGTAAAGAAGTATGTTGTGTTATGTGTAAGTCCACCGACATCAATAACAAAATCATCGAGTACTGCACCTATTTCTATAGAGGAGTCCCAATCGCCAGCGACTTCACCACCGTCAGACTCACCATAGTACAATGTTACGATAGGTATTTCACCGCCCGCATCTGTTATCTCACCACCAAGAGTGGCTTGACTAATTGTAATATCAGTTGGTGCAGTATTAACAACAACTGGTGGGTCAATAGTTGGTATAGGTGGTATAGTTTCCTTACCATCTACTAATGCTAAAGCTGTTAGTTCATCTTGAGTCAGTGGGATGTCGTACAACTTAAGGTTGTCCATCTCACCATCAAAACCTTCTAAGTTATTTATGCCATCTGTCTTACCTGTATTACCAAAGGCTGCTTCACTATCTAGTACGGTAAGAGCTTCGTATGTACCACCAAGAGGGGATACACCATCAATGTACACGTACCACTCACCTATACCGTTAGCTATAGGAGAACCAGTAGCGATACCATCAGTAATAGTAATTCCATTATCTAACCATTTAAGGGCTACGTGATACCAAACATCCGCTTCTACAGGGAATACATCTACAGCATTAAAGTGTCTGTCTCCCATACCCACTTGGAGGAAACCATCTGCTATCCATAGCTGTACTCTGTTACTCCATGTACCAACTCCGTGACCGAAAATGAAATGGTTCTGACCTGTTACTGAATTAGCTTTGAAGGAGCAGGCAAAAGTACCTCTCCTTATATTCATATCTGTAGTGGGGAACTGTATACTGTCAGTGGTATTAGAGAGTACTACTTCACCCTCACCATTAAATGCACCACCGACTAAAGTTCCATGATTGTCCTGACCAGAAGCATCATTAACAACAGTGCCCGAGGTCTCATCACATGTGTAGCTACCTACCAATCCTACGATAGGTACTGATAACATACAGTCTAGGCAGTTAGTTCCGGCACCCAGCCAGTCATAAGCACACCCAGCCTCCGTAGTGATACTACAGTCCCCTGTATTGGGATTGCAACAAGCACCTGATACAACTGGTGCCCCAGCGTACTCAAAGGCTCCTATGTCGTAACCAGAGCCCCTAGGACGAGAGATGTGTTGTATGTCATACGCTACTTCTGTAAGCTCTACACCAACATCAATGGTTGGGGACAGTTCGTTAACTGGTGCAAAATCTGCAATAGTTGGATTAAGATTAACTGCACCTAAAGTATTTATGTTTGAGAACACTGGGTCCACACCGATAAGGTCATTTGGTCCCTGATTATATCCACCCGGATTAGCATAGATAAGGTTATAATCTCCTGTATTAGAAGGACTCCATATGGCTAATCGACCACTACTATTTTCGGTAGTGTTGATGCCACATAGGATATTGTTCCGCAGGTCCAGATAGGTATTATCCACCATAATATTTAAACCTGAATCGGTTGCAGGTACTCCATTATGGAATCCCCATACTATATTATTGTAGAATTTCATTCGGGTTGTTGCACCCAAGTCTACTATGTAAAAGGTATTTGCGGTATTATAAAATATATTATTTGCAATAAGGAAATCATTATAAGCAGCGGTATAGACGAAGTACAAACAAGATGTGCTTGGTACATCGTAGACAAGGTTGCCTATTAAGGTACATCTGTTACAAGTACCATTAAATTCGATACCATCACTATGTCCATTGCTCCCACCAATGTTACAATCTATGGCATGGGCAGCATGGATTCTATTCCAAGTTAAAGAGCAGTCATCGACTATTACACATTGAAGTATATCATCTGCTGCATCATGTATGTCACAATGGTCTATATTGATATAGGTACACTGCCACTCTTGTACACAGTAACAACATATGTTACCTAGACCACCATTCATACCATTTACTTCGCAGTAATCTATGTTGATGTAGTCACTGTTGATAGTTTTTATTACCTCTTCAAGAACATAAGCATTGCTATGTTGAATCAGTGTTTGATTTATATTTGCTCCAAGGAAATCAATATTGGATGTATTATCAAAATAAATATTACCCCATTGTGCCCTAGTAGCATAAGCGGAGTTCCATCCGGTATTTGAGCCGTGGTCCTCGTTAGTTGCTTTCTTTATTGTTATTTTTGTAGAGTTCTTTGCATCGTTAAATGTATAGGTAGGGAATATTCCCGAGCCAATATAATATGTTGACCCCCGCACTAAGGAGGCAGGGAGGGTACGCAAAGCATCACTCCAAGATGTACCTGTATTAGAACTATCACTGGCTACATTACCGTTAATGTAAACGGTGCTTACTGCTGGTGGTGCTTCATCGGTACTGACTGTAAGGTCAGCATGTCCGGTTGATTCATTATTAGCATCATCATATGAGTATACTTCATAGTCATACTCTGTATCTGCGGTTAGTCCTGTATCAACAAAGTTGGTTCCTGTAATAGTTCCTACTAATGCAGCATCTCGATAAATACGATAGCCTACAGGGTAGTCACCATCTGATGCTTGCCCACCCGCTGTCCAACTCAAGTTAATGGTTGTGGACGATTGCTGTGAACTCACTAATGTTGATGGTGCTACTGGTGGTGTTACATCTACTTCCCCACCGGGGTCAGGCCATACAGGGCCGTATGCAGCACGATAGGTGTCCCACATATTCATACACCAAGTCATATAACGCCGATGCCGACCAAAACGGTCAGTTCGACTAGTAGCCCAAGCCAAGTATCTATCTTGATAGTCAAACATTACATCGTGATTCCACAGGGCTTTAATATTAAACCCTTGGGCAGACATCATATGCAGACCAAGAATACCTGCACCTCTACCACTAGCTGTGCAACAAGACCTGTATATAGCTTGGAAAGAAGATGCATCAGGTACAGCATCAACTTTATATGGATGAGTAGAATATCTTATATGATATTCAGGAAGACCTATATCTCCCGAAGTCCATCCCATGCCACGGTTTACCGCTGCTTGGTCCACAACAAAAGTCTGAGAATCAGATGAGAAGTGGATGTAGTCCGATGGAGCATTGCCGGGACCAGTCAAGTAATCTCCTGACCTCTGGGCAATAGATAGTAAGGTAGCATTATCAAGTAACGCACCTGCATACATTATAGGCAGTTTCTCGAACTGTCCATGACCACCATCAGGTATCCAACAAGTCTGGTCTGTCTGGCTCACTGCAATACTGTAGTTATCAATTCCTAACTGAATAATATTGATTACCAGTTCTCTTTTTTCCTGTGCTGTATAATCACAATTAGTCAGTAGAACTGCTGTTCCTATCGCCCCTGCATTCCAAGCACCATAACCATCTATGCCATGTCCACAAGGAGATAGTTTATATTTTGTGGCCCAGTCTCCGCTATGCATAGGCCAACAACTTCTAAAAATATCGGCATAGGTAGATAGAGCCGGTCCACCTGATAATGGTGTTACTCTTGCAAGACGGTCATATCTAATGTCTGATTCAGTACCTCTGATAGTTTTATCTGTACCAGCATAACCGGGACGGAAACTACCATCAGGAGGTGCTGTGTCTACAATAGTAAGGACAGAGGCATATGTGATATATGTTCTTTCACCCTTGTCTAAATTAGTACACTGACCTCCACCAACAGCACACAATAATGATGAGTTAGGTTGGAAAGTCCTTGGACCCGCAGCCATAGAAATAGCCACATTTCTAGATGATTCGTAGCCCCATTCATTTACAAGACCATGCCTACTGACAAGGTTCACACTTGTAGGAATAGGATTAAGTTCTGCCCCATTCATGTAACCTGTCCATGCGGGGGTTTTGGATATAATAGTAACTGGACCGACTACCCAATATTCACCATTACAGTATTCACCATATTGGTAAGTATTACTAGCTCCTGTAAAAGTTAGTTCTTTATCAAAAGTCCAAGTAGTATGATTACTTGTTAAAAAATTCGCCATTATGCCCTCAAAGTAAGTCTTACATATACTGTATTAAATCCCAAACTGTCATTGTCTGCAAAAGCCCACTCACCTCTTTCGAGTGAACCCACTACTCCTCTATTGAGTAGTAAGGATTGCTCATAGAATTTATCTGGTTCATCTTCATCTGGCTCAGAACCATTTGATTTAGTTACATAATATTCATCATAACCGCTGGAAGATTCATTCCATAGGTGCTTACCCAATCTCACAAAGTCTGTATCAGGAGTAGGGTCATCGACTTGTACTTGACCATCCTCTGTAAAGAACCTCATGTACCTGTCACCCGCCTCGATTACAACAGTATCCTCTACTGAAAATTCAAAGGGAATGAGCTTAGCCTTACCCTTGGCTTCTGCAACCCACTCAAGACCGGGACGCTTCTCAGCACCACCCTGCTTAAGCGGAATAGCATTAACCATTATAGATAGACCATTAAAGTATTTCTGAAAGTCTGTACGACCAGCCATACGCTCAGCTAACTCGCCAGCATTCAATGATGTTTGAATATGCTTAGAAGTCATTTTAGAATCCTGAGAAATGAGTCTTAACAGACTCGCTGCTTAGTCCAGTGAACTGCGTGAAGAAAGTATGGTATCCACATGTGTCAAGAACGATTCTAGCCATGCGGTCATTTCCACCACCGTCTACTTCTTTAATTGTGGTAATCCAAGTATCGGTAGAACCTGCAAGAGTATCTACGTAGAACAGACCATCAGTTGCTTCTTGTGCCCCTGCGGTTATAGTACCTGTCCATACCAATACGATGTCTCCTGTTTTACGGGCAGCGAATAAGTAAGCCACACAGGACTGAGCATCGGCACCCATACTAAAGGCTACTTCAACTGCATTCTGAGTCATTGGTGGTTTATATGAACCATCAGGAATATCAGCGAACATCATAGTATCTGCTGCTGCTGTTACCAGTGTATCATCAGTGCTAATTGCACCTCGTGGTACTGTGTATCCACTTCGGATTGTTTCGTTTAACATAATTATTCCCTCGAATCTATCCAATCAGAATAGAATTGTTGTTTCGGTTTACCCTGCATTGCATCAACCCACATAGAATGAGGTAGGACTAGTTGATGTAATTCCTCAAGCATAGTTACTCGCCTCTTTGTATCCGATGTGATTGGTACTACTATCTTACATGCAAGATTAAGTACGATGGCTTGTCGAAGGTTCACTGACCAATCGTTAGGGTCATCTAGTTCTTTTACATATTCCAGTTCGATGTATCCATAGTCTGCATTTTTTGTAGTGCAATACGATATATCAGTTGCCCAGTTTGTTGCAGTGAAGTTGTTCTGTATTAGATACGTTATACCGTCAACAGAAAGGTACTGGTCTGTTTTGTATTCTTTACCTACTGTATAAGCAGCAGGGGAAATTTTATAGTCGGTGTATGCATACCCACCCATGACTCGCCAATCTTCTCGTGGTCGGGAGGTATGTAAAGGTCTAAGGCAATCACCCGGTAGGGGAAAGCGGTAGGTCCATGAATGTACTGGTGTAGTGCCATCCTGCAAACAGAGTGTTGGTTCGGTTGCTTCATTCCAAGCATATCCCCGAATCATTTCATTCTTTGCATTCTCGTAGTGACGGGCACAAGTAGAGTACGGCTTAGTAGTATGTGAACTACTCTCGTTAATCTCTATCTCGCCAATGAGGTCTGCTGCTTCTGCGTATACTAATTCAATATCAGTTAGTGCCATAACTATACCTAAATAAAAAAAGGGCAGGTAGCATAGAACCACCTACCCCTATAAGTTAATATTTAATCTTCATCAGTGTAGACGCAAGTAACAAAAATTGCATCATCCTGACCCAATGCCTGAGCAGCGGTAATCAGTGTTAGGACTGAATCCGCAGCCAACTCGGACTCTTGGAATGCAGCTACGGCTGGTATAAAACCGATAGCACCTGCCGATGTCATATCAGTAACACACTCAGCGGTCGAAGCTGTAACGCCTCCAATCTCAAAGTCGCCGGTAACGGCTGCACCCTGAGCTTCCCAACTTACCATGAAACCAAGTACCCTTGCACCCTTTGGTAAGAGCATAAGAGAAATAGTACTTGGGTCATCATATGCCGTTGCACTTTCCCATGAGGAAAACATAGCCCGAAGTTTACGTTTACTCGCATTGTTAAAAGCTTCTGCGGAAGCTGTATGCTGTTGTACATTGTATATCGCAGTATACTGTGCTGATTTTAATGTTGCACTTGTAGCCATAATACGGCCCCTTTCTTAGATAGCTTCTATTTTCAAAACACGGTCTTCATCCATACGGATACAGTTCATTCCACACTGTGCTGCAATCTGGTGAACGTACAAACCCTTTCGAGGCAGACGGTCAATAGCAAACTGCGGTGTAGCGTGCTGAGCAAACAGCATACCTTCTGGAACCCACACTGGAAGTTCATAGACATCAGTATCGGTATCAGTATCATTAGAAGTTCCCTTCAAGATATTGTAGTCAAGTACAAACGTCCATCCACCCCAATTGTTTATTGTGCCAACAGCCAGAGACTTAAATGGAGATGTATCCACACTCTGAGTCTTAGCATCAAAAATTAGGTCGTTAAGATGCTTATGAGTCACACCTATATAACGAGGTCCGTTAACATTTATTTTCAGTTCACCCAAGGCTCGTGTAGCCATCTGCAACTTATTCAGTGTCAGACCTTTACTCTCACCACCTTTAGCATACTCTTCATCTGCACAGTCATGCGGAATAGTTCTCCCACCCTCTGATGTCGTAGGGGCAATCAACGTATTATTGAAATGATACGTGCTGTCTCCGGGTGCTTTTCCACCCTTAACATTAGCAAAGAATGCTGCATGAATTACGTCATTTTTCAGACGAACAACGCCGTTACCAAGTGCCTGTATGTATGCACTAGTAGGGTCGGTGTGCTGCATAATCTGGTCTTCGTTATCGACCAAAATTGCTTTCCTAAACCATCTAGGAAAAACCCAACGCCTATTGTGAACCATGTCATCAATTGGCAAATCCGCAAAACGCTCAAGCTTCTCTTCAAGCTCAATAGTTCCAAGGAAGTCATAAGACTTATTCTCACCAACGATAGAATCGACACGAGTTTTACCTGCGTATACGTCTGCCATCTCTTGAAGGACAAGCTCATAGCCCGGAGTGTATGCGTTTACAAACGCTTCTGTGTAACCACGAGTTGTATTGGTATTACCATAATAGTCACCCATAATTATTTACTCCATAAAATTAACATTTACATTAAAGGTTATCCTTGCGGGCCTTGACTTTCTTGTAACGGGCTTTCGCTTATCCGTTCTGTTTTACATTCTTGAGACCTAATAGTGCCCAGTACGCTTCCATTACTGCTGGATGGTCTGGGTGTACAGCTTGCGTGAATGCGGGATTACTCGTTATAGCTTTTAGTTGTGCATCTTTGTTTGGAATAACTCTTGTCTCTCCGAATGGGAGGGAGTCTTCCTGTGTTCTGTTAGCCAGAGTATTAAACACTTCCAGTATTTCTGGGTCGTATGCAAGTCCTGTTCGTTCTAAAACGTCTGCTGCGGTAGTAGTACCGTCTTTAAGTTTGAACTTGTCAGCGAACTCCAATGCCTGTTTAGTGTACGCATTATATTCGTCTTCTGTATTAAATCTCTCCCTAATAGCCTTTTGGGATTCCTCTCGGTCCGAAATGGCCTTATCTTCGTACTGTTTATTGCTCTCCACGATGGCTCCGACTTGGAAATCTACAACATCCTGAAAGGCTTTTTGTGGCATACCGTCCTTAAAAGCAGATTGTTTGAACAAACTAAGGAGATTATCATCCATAGGGGCTCCATCTTTTGCCACGTAATTATAATCTTCCGCTTTCTCTGGGACACCAAGATGTTCGTGTGAGAAAGTTTGCCAACCCTGAGCGTCATCATCTGCTGGGATTCGGACCATTCCGTCCATACTTGGCATACTGCTTAGCTTGGATTCTAGTGCTTGATAGGATTGTATCATAGCAGGGGTATCCTTCCAACCCTTCTTGGATACAAACTCTCCTATACCTTCTGGGGCTTTAGTCAAATCGCCAAAGGTGCCATCTGGTTTAATCCACATTTCGTTACTGTTGTCGTTTATTTCTTCGCTCATTTTCGTGCCTTATATAATTACATATATGATTGTAAACTGCTCTTTTACCCTCTTGGAACATTACTGCGTAAGGGTCCGGATGTTTTGAATCGCCCCGTATACAACTGTTGTTTACGTTGCATCTCTCTGCCAAATCTTTTAATGCTGCCTGTCCTACGGGCGTTCTAAAAAGTTCCCAATACATGTAGGCTAGCTTGTCCTGTTCCATTTCAAACTTCTGTCTAGCCTCTTCGTTCTGTACATCTACTATCTCTCTGTCTTCTGGGGATATATCCATTATGCCAATGCTCCCGCTAAATCTTCGATACCTCCGGAATCATAAATGTTCTTGTAGGCCGATGAAGCTTTCTCCATTATCTCTGCTCCCTGCTCGGCTTGCTGCATCTGATTACGACTGTTACGAATTTGGTCTACCTGTACCTTATCAACTAACAATGTTTCAGGTACGCCATGTGCCCTAGCATCCTGTTTGAATGCCATGTCCATATCTATATTGTCATAGACTGGATGTACTTCAAGATACGGTGCCCACTTAGCCATAACTGAACCAAGTGCGTTCGACTGCATCGTGGACATAGCCATAGCCAATCGACCCGTATATATTATTTCTGTTCTCAAACCTACTGGTTTAAGTGGAAGCTGGTTGTGTCTGATAAGGAGTGCCCCGCACCTTTCAATTACAGGGTCAGTTAGTTCACCCTTCTGTCCGTTAATAGCCGGAGACAGGAGAACCATCTTCTCTTCCATACGTGCTTCTACTTCTGTTGCTGTCATATTTCTATGTAATGCCAGTGCATCGAACAAGTCATTAAAGAAACCTCTTTCGATTATCTCAGCCGTTTGGTTTAACATCTCTGCATTAAGTTGAGAGTTGATACCTGTAGTCAATGGCACAGGTGGTTCCCCATGTGGATGACCATAGATGATTGCTCCCGGCGATGTTATTGGTTGACCAATGATACTCTCTGAGGACATCCACCAAGGCGGGTTGTGTGCCCGTTCAGCGGATTCTATGAATGTTCTACGCATACGGTCATACATTTTGATTTCTGGCAGTAGTGCGTGTGCTGGACCCCTTCCCATCGTTTCTCCGGGGATGGTAGTGAATCTAACTACAATATAAGGTTGTTCGTAATATCCACCCACCTTAACGATTACACGGTCTGATTTATTTATCCAGACTGATACGAAGGGGAATGAACCTATTTGGAACCTATTGTATGCATCGTTAGGATACACACAATGAACAAACTCAAATACCTTCGGAGAATAAGGATTTATTGCTCGCTCTGTATCAATTGACTTACCTAGTGGTTTATCACCAAACTGACCTGCTGCCTGTCTGCAAGTCATCCACTTGGTCCTAAATACTGTATCTATTACTCCTCTGTGATTTATCTCGAAAGCAATATCACGGAGGGCGAAATTCTCAAATACAAGACCTTCATCCCACATAACTGAGATACATGCTGTACCGAAGATACATAGGTTGCGTATACAAGAATACATCTCCCGCTGGTAATTACTTTCCCAAAGACTCTGGTGAACTTTAATGCGAAATGAACTAAGCCACTGCTTAACATCCAGCAACTCGTTCTGGTCGTCTTCTGAGGCCTTTACTGTGAACCAATGCTGACCTACAGGCATAAGGTATGCATAGACACCTGCACCCATACGGGTAGCTGCTAGGGCAGGTACGGCAGTAAACGTATTCACTGTGTGTATAATGCCCTTGGATGTTGGCCTAGTTACAACCATTTCCTTAGCTGCCGGGAGAAGGTACTTGGCTATCTCTGATAACGCTGCTGCGTACTGCATCTTCTCCGTATAGGCTGCTTGTATTCTAGCCAGTAGTTCTGCTATGGGAGTTTCTCGTTGTTCTGTAATCATTACTTACCTAATTTGGCCTTAAGTTGTTTTTCAATTCCACCAAACATTGTAGCCTGTTTACCCGGAGGAATCCGTCTTCGTTCTTGAGTACGTGCTGCACCAGCATCTTCTACAATCCGGCGTACCTCATCTGACTTAGCAGGTTTCTCGGGAGCAGGTGGAGGGCTTGGAGTCCCTCCCCCACCACTAAAAAATCGAACTGACGGTGATTCATCTTTATTATAAAACATCACATCTCCTGTTAATAAGCAACTAGGGTTACACCAACTGCGTCAAGCATAACAAACAAATCGTTAGCCTGTTCCATAAGGACAACATAACCGTCCTTAGCAATACACAGTCGCTTACCCTGACCGTTGATTTTCATATTGGATTCATCTGCCACGGTAGCATATATAACACCACCGGAACGATTTATGATTGCCGTAATCCGGGCAACAGTCGCAGTACCAATATCTTTTATGATACCCTCTACTGCATTACCTGTGGCGATGTTAATCTGCCCCAATTCAAAATCGTCATTAGAGCCATCGGCCAAAGTCTCTACCTGTTCTGTAAGGCCTGTCAGTGAATTAGGATAGTATGTCGCAACTGCTCCTGTATCTGACGACATTAGATTACCCGCCATCAATCTTTCTTTGAGGACTTTCAAGCCCCCTCGGGCCAAGACGATGCCCTTATGTACTCGTGCTGCAAATAGTGCCATGATTAGCTCCTATAGATAAAATTCATTTATTGGTTGAGGACATGTGAAGTTCCTCGTAGTACGGACGACTGCTGCAACCTGTGAAGCAGCCAGCAAAAAGTAAAGAGTTGCATGAAAATAGTGGTCCGGCTTGTTTGATAACTGGCGATACCTGTATTTGGACAATCCTGATTTTTCGTCTATTTCCAGCACTTTTACTGTATTTGTCATTTCATAAGCGTACTCCTCTACTTCTTGACACCTTCTCGGTAACAAAAGTTGCTTCCCACTAATAGCATCATGGGTCTTATCACACCATTTTGTACGTCCACTTACACAGGTTCCGTCATCATTCCAGACAACAGGACCGCGTTTAGTGTCCGAATATCGGTTTAGAAAGACAGTCATATTATAGGTTGCTTCCTCTTTTTGGAACTCTTCGACCATATGAATCTCCGGGTCATGGTCAATGACTGCGAAGTTAACATTCATTCGCTCGGCTACATCATGTAGCTCATACTGGTCTTCGGCTCTACCGACTTTTAATATTTCCCACTGCTTGTCGTTTACTTTAACACCTATAACATAATGTAGTACCTTTCCAACATCGACCCCCATTACAGTAGTAATCTTGTCCATCGAAGTACCTTGAATGGTCTGGCCTGTACATGAGTATACATCTTGTAATGACAACTTATGTTCAGCCGTAATATACGGTATGCCTAAAACTGTACGATAGAACTCTTCAATACTATACTGGTGTGCTTCCGGGTCTCTAAACTGTTTTAAAAGAGTTGCAAGATTTCGATTGGGATTAAGCATCTGAGATACCCAATAGCCAACCACATCTCTATCAGGATATTTGGGAACCCAACAACTGCCGGGGGACCAAGGAACGATATTGCGTCTACACTTTTTACATAGCATGTGGCCCACACCGTTGTTATCAATGACAATAGCTTTTTCTGCATCATTTAAAAATTCATCCTCAATGCATGTGTATGTGCAACATGCGGTACAATAGATATGCCACTGCCGTTGGTCAGAGGCTTGATAGATAGTATCCAGACCATCACCCGGAATCTTGGGTGTACCAACATCGGTACGTCTGGCTATCTTTGAGTTTCCTAATCTCTGGTTTAACTGCTTAGCCATCTCTTCATCGAAGATAGCACGTTCGTCAAGGATAATCCAGTCTGCCGGTGTTGACCTAGCATTACTACTATCCTTTGCTTCTCCTCCTACTCGTATACCTGCACCTGCACCGAAAAAGTAAATATTGATTTTTCCAATACGTCTACAGTCATTACGGTTTATCTTTCCCATCTGGGCTTTTATTTGTGGGTTTTCTTCAAGAAAGTATTGAAATCTTCCCGCTGAGAAAACGTCAACTCCTGTACGTTGGGGGAAGTAGAAAATAATCCCTTGGGGGTACTTATTATATATCGCCCCATGTGTTGCTTCAATGACTTTTCCGATAGTCTTCCCAACTTGAGAACCTGTTTGAATAACTTCATTGTCTTTAACCTTTCCATCCATCGTATAATATGAAAGTAGTTCAGCTTGGTACGCACGTTTCTCTAACTCAAACGCATGTCCGTCTACGGACAGTTTTGTAAAGTGTGCCCATGCTACCGAGCTACCTGCAATAAGTTGTTCTTGTGATATAGCCATTATTCTATCCTTTAATCTGTTACTAGATGTCCACAGGCTATAATCCTAAACGAGAGTAAAGTCTGTAATGCGTCTTGAACAATAAACTCTATAGCTTCGCCACCAGTTATCCTTAAAACAACACCATGCTTTTCTTGTCCAGCATAGGTCAATCTACCCGCCAATCCGTTAACATTAAATGGGAGGTCGGAATCGTATACCTTCATGTCATACATTAAATTAGCTAGTTCAGAATTACTTTTAATATTCCATAAGTTAGTTGTTTCGCCATTTACAACCCGCATGGCACATCCTCTGGTAAGTGCTTCTATGTCTCCAAACTCATCCCATGCCGGTACAGCAGTTGTAGTTATTTGAAAAATAAATCGTGTTATATCTAGCGTTCCCGTTAGTGGTGAACCTACTGAAAATGTCTGTCGATTAGTAGAACCATCCACGTTAAGGTCTTTTGTCCTCTGTTGTAATATAGTTGATGCTGACAAAAAACCGAAATTCAAAGCTGTATCTATATTGACAGTATTATCGCCTTCTACTGATACTACTTGCCCCGTATAACCTTGTTCAGATACAGGGTCTATTAGTACAAAAGTATTCCCAGCCACAAGGCCATGGCCAGTTGTAGCAGATATTGAATATGCATCAGCTACCGCATCAACAGTTAAAGTCATTGGACTTCCTACGTCTTGCATAAAAAATATATCGAAAGCCCTTGAGTCTTGGTCTTGCATAGCAACAGGCACAGCACCACTACGTTCCGTTGGTATAGGGTCAAATCTACCACTCATTAGTATCTCCTATGACATTTTGGGCACTTCAAGACTTTCTTGATGTAAACCAGATTCTTACCACATCTATCACACAACCAAGGACACAGTATCCATCGTATTCTCCTGATTATAAATATTCTAGCTTTAATAATATCAAACAATTGCATTACTTACGCCTTAAAAAGAATATGCCACCAATACCAAACTCACTGCCAGTGCCGGTAAACTCATCGCCACCTGCACCATAATCTACACCTAGGGCGACATCAGCCTCACCCGCAGCCTCATATGTACCGGCTTGCTCGTTTGTGGTATCATCGGTTAGTGTATTACCCACATCGGGAAAGTCTCCTCCCACAGGACCAAAATTTGAAAATATTCTAAACATGTTATCCCCTTACGGTTGAAGCATCTTTCCTACAACCTGAGTTACTGCATCTATATCTGTATCATCCACTTCAAACATCTGTTTGGTTACAAGTACATTAGGTGTACCTTCTTCCAAAAGCAGATACTCAAAAGGCGATTCGTTTTCATCTACTACGAAATCTGCACGAAGCAACTTCTCAATGGCAACTGTATCGACAAGTATAGCGTCCACTATACCATCCAGTGTTGTAACAACAGCGGTAGAAATAGTATCACACTTACCATCAATAGTGGTAACTAATGTTTCCACATCATCCACATTACCGTCAATTGTAGTAACTAGAGTTTCGATGTCATCTACGTTACCATCAATAGTATTAACCAAAGTTTCTATTTGGTCTACATTACCATCGACTACGACAAGCTCTGTTTGAATGTCATACAAAGAGTGGGTATCCTTAACAAAAGATGTACCCTTAATATCCACGAGGTCAACAAGTATCTCATCCTGTTTCTCTACTGTAGCTGTGCCAACAATAGCAGCAATCTCTTCGCTGAGGTCTTTTAGTGTATCGTTATCAGTTCCCCTTAAAGCTACAAACTTCAAAGAGTCAACGTCTTTGGTAAAACCAGTTCCCTTAATGTCAACAAGGTCGGCAAGTATTTCATCTTGCTTAGCGTCTGACGCATCACCTGCACCTGACATTCCCTCTTCTAAGGCATTAGCATTGAATCTGTAAGTACCACCGTCATCTTCCAATAGGTCTTTAAGTATCGAACCGACTGTTCCTTCACCTGCGTATGCAGTGAGCAACAGATGGTCAAGGTGAGCATTAGACAAAGCCAACGCACATTGAGTAGTCACGTTTGCATCTGTAGGCAGGGCATCATGTTCATCACTTAAAACTTCCAGTGTGTCTCCATCTGCTCCCGTTCTAGCTAGGTATGTGTTATTAGCATCTTCCGCAGCAATTGGGAACGCGGTTGATTCATCATACTTAGATGCTGTGATTGCATTATCCTTTAAAGTAACTTCACCATCAACAGCGAAGTCATTGAGGTCTACCATCTTTTTTGTTTCGGTAGTGAAAACCAGATTAACAGCTATCGCAGTAGCAGCGGTGAATAGATAACCTACCTCGTCACCATTAGTATCACCCTGAGACAGAGTGCATCTGTACTGCCCATTAGCTGTTTCAGCAATAGACCCACCAATACCTGTCTGGGCAGAGTCATCAAGGGTTACGTATCCCGTAGGAGATGCACCCGTTAATACCAACCCATCAGCTATCTTGATTAGCACGAAAGTTAAAAACTGTCCGGCTGTATTCTTTTTTAACATGATTATCCTTTAACTAGCCAACGCTATATCGCCTGTTGCTATACGTACTGAGATGTCAAGTTCTTGACCAGACTCATTAAATACCGCAACTTTAAAGTTCCTGTAAATCCTAACGTCAACCGGCATGAGAATCCGTACCGTGTTGTTCTGGACAGGTGTAAATTCTTTTGCATAAGGAGTACCTATTCCCGGTTCCTCATAAGTAGTACCTTCAATTTGTCCAAGGATGTAAGCAGTAGCAATACCATTGATAGCTCCTGTGTTATCTTCTGTAGCTTCAATAGTAACTGCACAAGATGCTTTTCCTTGACAGTTCTCAACATCACTTGTATCGGTTGCATTATCAGCCAAGGCATCTCC